AATACCATATGAAATACGCTTCGGAAGCGACGTATGAGGATTCGTTTGTTTGGGACAGAATGCTTCCAGCGTTAGGTCCGTGGGCGCATGATCCAGATGGAAATTTATGGTTAGACTTTGCAGGCCACATAGCCGTTAATACTGTTGGTTATAACCATCCTGAAATAACGAGCTTGATGAACGACCCAATCGCTGGTGAAATCTTAACAGCGACACCAGATAGAACCGCAGGCACTGACTTCATCTCAGCTGCGGGCCCAGATCCAGCAAGAAGTATGGCACCCATGCCCAGCCATCTACATGGGCAATTACATAGGTTCTCACCAGAAGCACTTAACAAATCGTTCTTTGTCAACTCTGGTGCAGAGGCTGTAGAAAACGCTATAAAACTTGCTTGGGCATACAAAAAAAATTATGGTTATGGTGTTACTTTCAATGGCGCTTTCCATGGTCGTACTCTTGGAGCGCTCTCTCTTAATCGTAGTAAACATGTTCAGAGAAGATGGTACCCAGAAATACCGCGAATCTTAACTGCTGATTACAACGATCCTAACTGGTTAAGCAAACTAAGAATTGATCCAGAAGAGATAGCATTTGTAATAGCCGAACCTTTCCAAGGTGAGGGTGGTTACATCCCAGCGTCGCAGGAGTTCATGACTTCGTTACGAGTAGCTGCAACGAAATATGATTTTCCACTTATTATAGATGAGATCCAAGCTGGTATTGGAAGAACTGGTATGTTCTGGTGTTTCGAACACTTCAACATAGTACCAGACATAGTAACAGCTGGTAAAGCATTACAGATTGGCGCAGTACTTGGGAAAGAAAAATACTTTCCAACGGAGAAAGGTCGTATTTCTAGCACATGGGCTGAGGGAAACATTTTTAATAGCGCACTTGGATACATGGTAGTTAAAATTGTGGTGGAAGATAAACTTATTCAAAATGCAGACGAAATGGGTGTATATTTCCGTCACAGATTACGACAAATTCCAATGTCTTATGTTACATTATTTAATCATGTAAGAGGTATGGGCCTTATGGTTGGCGCAACACCGTCGTGGCCAAACAGAGATGAAATCGTGGCTGAGGCGGCGAAAAGAGGTCTATTGATTATTGGCTGCGGAAAAGATTCTATTCGATTTCTACCACCATTAAATGTAAATAAACATGAGGTGGACGTTTGTATTGGAATACTTGAAGAAATCGGACAGATATTTTCATAAGGACCTAAATATTTTTAGATTTCTGTACTATAATATATACGAAGGGAGTATTGTTATGAGTAGTCGATGGACGATGCACGATACACAGGTTTTAATTGATAATTACCACAATAAAACCATAGACGAACTTTTATCTTTATTGCCTGGAAAGACACAAGAAGGCGTAAATAACAAAGTTAAAAGATTGAAAAAAGCCGGTAAGATCGTCGGCGGCAAAACACAAGAAGCTGTGGACAGAGCTTACAAGCAGAGGAGTCTAAAAAAATGATGGCTTGCCAGGAAGGCTGTAAGTATTACATTCGGGTTTCAGATAAAGTTTGGGAGTATGTTACTACAAATGGCATCTTAGATTTCGCTGGTGTTAAACCAGGAGATACTAAGGTAAACTACTGTGCAGCAAATGCAAAATTTATAAAGTCGGCAATTTTCGCGTGTTCTGTAAAAGATCACGGTATCCAAGAAAAGGAGTTTAAAGGCCTAAAGGCCAGCTTTTCAAAAGACAACTAATGGATCCTCTAAAATATTACAACTTTAAAAATTCTCTTGAACTTCAAGAAACGCTTGGCGGAAGCCATTACAATTTCAGAGCAGTGTTTAATGGCGGCTTTGTAAGTGGTATCTATTCTTACCAGTTCAACACTATAATGGAGCCAATATTTGGCCAACTGCTGACTGCGGAAGAAAAAAGAGAAATTGAATGTGTATTAAAAACAGAAGTAGAAAGATTAAGGGAACGGGAAGATTTAAAATAAGGAAAAGGAGAGATTATGAACTACGTACCTATTGTCGTGGAACAGGTTCCTAATGGTGAGAGAGCTTATGATCTTTATTCTCGCCTACTTAAGGATAGGATTATTTTTATTGGAACAGAATTTCATGCAGGTTTGGCAAACGTTGTAGTGGCACAGATGTTGTATCTTGAATCTCAAGATGAGTCGGAGGATATCTACATTTATATTAATAGCCCCGGCGGATCTGTTCATGCTGCTTTGGCTATTTATGACGCTGTACAATACATTAGGCCGGACGTTAGTACTATAGCGTTTGGTACGGCAGCAAGTGCAGCATCGCTTATTTTGGCATCTGGAACACCTGGTAAACGCTATTGTTTACCGCATACCAAGATTCTTTTACACCAACCACATGTTATGGGACACGGTATTACAGGCCAAGTAACAGACATTGAAATCCAAGCTGAACAGCTTGTGAAGACAAAAGAAGAATTGCATAGAATTTATTCAAAAGTGACAGGACAGAAAATCATAAAGATCCGAAAAGACCTGAATAGAGATAATTGGTTAACACCAAGTGAGGCTGTAGACTATGGCCTTATTGATAAGGTCATGGAAAAACGATAATCTAATTAGGAGGAGCAATGGGCGAACTTCACTTTCCCAAAGACTATGTTGAAAAAGTTGAAACGATGCACGAGAAGATGCTTTACCCCACTGTTCTCGTGGAAGCGAAGAAAGGTGTTGGTTCTGGTACGGTTGTTTATTCTGAACTAACCACTGATCCAGATCACGTTGGCGAATACGAGACTTATGTTCTCACAAATCACCACGTTATTGAAGCAAACATTCAGACCGGAAAGCAATGGAATCCTCTAAAACAGAAAGAGGAAAAGAAAGACGTTTTTGCTACGGTAAATGTTTATTTTTACAAGTATAAATACAGCTCTAGGAATATTGGTAAAAATTCTGTAGAGGCTGATATTGTGGCTTATACAAAAGAAGAGGATATGGCACTTTTAAGACTTCGTTCTATTGATAAAATAGAACATGTTACAAAGTTTTATCCTCTCGATAAAATCAAAGAGATTAAAATGTTTATGAAGACTTATGCTGTTGGTGCGGCTCTAGGTCACCAACCGATCGCTACTGATGGTTGGATTACCTGTATGAGCGATGAACAGGATAACTTTGTATTCTGGATGTCTACTGCGCAAATTATTTTTGGCAACTCAGGTGGAAGTATGTATATCGAAGCTGATGATGATTATTGGTTCATCGGCGTTCCGTCTATGGTTGCCGTTTCTTTTTCTGGAATGTCAGCTAATGCGATAACACATATGGGTTATTTTATCCCTATTGAACGTGTCTGCGCTTTTATGGATAGAAACTTTTACGGTTTCGTTCATAATCCTCTGTTAGACCCAATCAAGTGTGGTAAAGACAGAGAAAGAGTGAAGAAGATCGCATCAGCTCAGAAAGAGCTTCTGGATTTGGAGGCGTAATGGGCGTTTTAATGACTTGGGATGATTGGAATAGAGTAACATATTTTACTCCTAATGAAAATTGGGGCGACTGGAAAAAGATTGAAAAGAATGTGATATTTCTTTTGGATAAAATGCGAACAGATATAGGTCGCTCCATTATTATACACTGTGCTTACGAGCCAGGCGGCCATTCAACTAAATCACAACATTATCTAGGAAGGGCCGTAGACATACACATGAAAAATGTACCGCTGCTTGAGCAGTATCTTTTAGCTGAAAGATATGGTTGGCGCGGTATAGGTTTGTATACAGATTGGAATAACCCAGGGTTGCATTTGGATTTAAGAAGATCAAGCGACGACAATGACGACTTGACGTTATATAAAGGCGCTCGCTGGGGCCGAAGAAAGAAGTGGCAGGATGGCGAGATGCAGTCTGTGTATGTACCTTTGGACCAAGAGTTTGTGAAGCATATCATAGACGGAGGATATTAATGGTTCGTAAAGTTTGGGTTTGTTTTGACGAAGATGATTATATCTTAAATGTTTGTGATGGTGATCCAGATCCTGATTGTTTGTCTAAGGATTGTGGTCAGTTTGTTATAAAACTCATTCCTGTGAACAGAGATATCGTAGAGTTAGAAGAAAAAGCCGACGAATTTGATAAAGCTGTCAAGGAATTTGATGAGATTTCTAAAGGGTTTGAACTTTCTTCACGTAAATTAAAAAGAAGTTTAGACAGATATAAAATTTAAGGAGAGGAACATGGCCAAGGAAAAAACGGGCGAATCCGAAAAGCAAGAAGCTGCTTTGAGATGGGATAAAGATAAACTAAGAATGGATTTACTTCCAGTTAGACCACTTTTTGACATTGCTGCTGTATACACGATGGGCGCGAAAAAGTACGCCGACCGTAATTGGGAAAAAGGCATGTCTTGGTCACGTATGATTGGATCGGTAGAAAGGCATTGGTATTCGTTTAAGGGTGGAGAAGACTTTGATGATGAAAGTGGTTTGTATCATTTAGCGCATGCCGCTTGGAATATCCTAGGTCTTCTAGAGTATTATCGTACACATCCTGAATTAGATGATAGGGGAAGGAATATTTTTGAAGACACACAGGTGGACGATGGACACGAAGACTATATGTAACAGTTATGAAGCTCATTATTTTGAAGACTTGACAAACAGATGTAAATACAGAGCCGAAGACGGCTCATGTAAGAAGAGGGAGTTCTTCATGTGTTGGGATTATCTTTATTACGATGAAGGACGAACGTATTTAAAGGACATGGACTTAGAGCAACATCCGTAAGGAGGAAATGAAATGGGACCCGTAGACGACCACCATGATTATATTTATAAAAGATTAGGAGAACAAGACGAAAAAATAAAACAATTAGAATTTACGGTTGATTTTTTAAAGGATACGCTTTCAGATCTGGCAGACACAGTTTCTAGATTGACAAAAAGAACAAGCCGGTTGGCGAGAGCTAATAGAATGGGATAAGGAGAAGGAACGATGAGAGGAAAGAAAAAAAGTTACATCTATTTGGCTGGAAATATTTCTAGAGATGACCAAACTTACCTTTGGAGAGAAAATTTCACCAACATGATGCGGCAAGAAATTAGGCAAGGAGATGTTAAGATTGTTGACCCTTGTGCCAACAAGTTTAACCAGGGCATGAGAAAACATGGTGAAAATGGTTTGGAATTTGTTAAAGAGGCTGTCAAAAGATCACAACAACTTTTAAGAGCTAAGGACTACCAATTAATCAAGATGTGTAACGTAATGGTAGTAAACTTACATCTTGTCAGCCCTGAGAAACCACTTATTGGTACCGTTCAAGAGCTGGTTTGGGCGCATGATGATTTTTATATGCCTGTCATAGGAATAATTGGTAGACCAGAAGAAAGAAGTGATCTTGCAGAGGTTTATTGTAATCATCCTTGGATTGATGAATGCTGCAAGGCAAAGGTTGAAACCGTAGAGGGAGCTGTTCAGTTAGTAAAAGACTTCTTTTTGGAGTACTAAATATGGCAACTAAAATTAACAAAGAATATAATTTTAACTGCGGATTATGTAATGAACCAACAGATATTGAAACAATAGATAAAGGATCTACTTTTTCAGGCCATAAACTAACATGCAGTGGTTGTTCACACGCTGGGTATATGTTTGTCGTTTTTGTACCTGATAAAAAAGATCTTAACACTTTGATGGAAAAATATAAAGACGCGCTGGCTGAATCACCGCCAACGCCAACAGAGAAAGGAGGATGTGATGATTCTGGAAAATGTGGACGTTGCTAAAAAAACTTTTACTTTGAAGTTTTCTGACAGCGACATTATGCATATGAGTTTTGGAGCCGACAAATGGGGCTATACTGAGATGAGAGTGGAAGTGCAAAAAAAAGACGAAGATGGTAAGTTTATGGAAGGTTACACGGTCTCTTATCATTGGGATTCTTCGAAAGAAGAACTTCCAGCATTTGTTATGGACATGAAAGAAATGTTGAATAAGCTTGGTAAACTAGGTTCTGCCGCTGGCGGCGGTGACGTAGTTGAAGAAACCCCAACAACAGTTGGAGAAGAAGAAGTAGCAGAAGAAGAAGTAACAGAGGAAGAGGAAGTAACAGAAGAAGAGTAAGGAGAAAATTATGGATCCGGAAATGGAATTTGTTTTAGATAAAATAGCTAATAGATACCTAGATACAGATAAGGTTCTAAGAATGTTTATTAATGGCGATAGATTAGAGTTTGAAAAACTAGAAAGCTACGTTGGCCCTATGTTAGCAACAGCTGTTGTTAATCAGGCAGCTATTATGGCCTATATATTAAAGAAAGAGGGGCATAAAGGCTTTCCAGCAGACGTATCTGTTATGCAAAAAGTCGAAGATGAAGGAGGCGATGAATAAGTGGCTGATGAATATCGCAATGATATGTTGAGACAGGAATCAAAATTCCTATATCCAGCAGATAAAAATAGAATAATCCAATGGATCGATTACAGTTTTGAACCGCATGATTATTCTTGGAGGCGATACAAAGTAGAACCACAGGAAGGATACAATACGAGATATCCTTCAGAGGTTCCTATGAGAGTGCGACTGAATGAGGAAGATCTGATTATTACAAGGACGTATGATCACATTAATCCTGATATTAGGGGATAGGACATGAAACAAAGTGAAAAAGTTGCTTTATTTAAAAGCGAACTTAAAATGATAAGAAACGAAGATATTAAGAAATTTGTCGAGGAAGTTTTCACGTACATACCGGAACATGGTTTTACAACTACAGCGTCTACTTCGATGAAATATCATCCTAAAGACGAAAGAGGACATCTCGGCAATGTTGTACATTCAAAAAAAGTTGTTAGATGGGCACACATATACGCCGAAGCCTTCGGTGCTACCGATAGCTTACGGCTTGACATATTGACCGCGTCGTGTGTTCTTCATGATTTGGGGAGACGCGGTCTCGGAGATAAACCATCGCCACACACTTTACGAGAGCACGCTTCTATTATGACAGGTCCTCTCGAAAAAGCACAGGCGGAGGTCAAGTTAGATATAAGAGTTTTTAATTCGATCAAAGATTGCGTGCGACATCATAATGGCAAGTGGACTGAGAAAGAGATCAGGAAACCTCTTTCTGAATATACAAGATTAGAACTGTTAGTGCATCTTGCTGATATGGCCGCATCTAGGATGTACCTGATTCCTTCAGGTAAGGAGCTTATGGAATGAGCAAAGATCATCAAGCACAAAATAAAGGAATGACAACACAACAGCGAAGACATTGGGTGCAGCAGCAAGCTAAGAAAGAGGATAGTAAGAACTTACCATTTGAGATTGGTAAGCCGCCCAGACGGAGAGGACGTTCGTGGGATGAGCCGTGTGAAAAGTGTGGTGCAGGCATGACAATAACAATGTACACGTTTATTGCAGTTTGTCCGCATTGTAATTACTTCAACAAGTTTGAAAAAGGGGAAAGAGTTAATGACTCAGAATAGATGGCATGTATGGAGCGTTAATATCAAACAACATAAAAGAATTGTAAGCTATCTTAAAGATGTACCACACATACAAGACGTTCTTATTCCTATTATGGAAAAAGAAACGCTATGTACTAAAACTGACGAAAAGAAAGTAAAAGAAGTACCTCTTTATGGGAATTACATTTTTCTTAAGTATGATAATGACGACTTGGTGATAAACAGGCTCACAGCTAATCCGTTCTTCTACAGATACGTAGGGGTTTGCACGGAAGATGAAGCTAAAGAACTCGAAGATTTTAAACATCGAAATTACAGAGAGTTTTTGAAAGAAGAAGATTTAGAGCCTGGCATGGATGTGAAAATTATCAAGGAACCTTTCAAAGGTCTTATGGGCAAAGTGAAAGATGTTTCTGGTAATAAGGTTTCTGTTGAACTAAAGATTTTTGGAACGCATGTTGAAGTTAAACTTAAGCTGGAAGATTTACGTACGGAACTATGGGCCGCTAGCGAGGTTTTCTAATGGCATACCAAACTGAGTTTATAAAAACCAACTGTATAATGAGAAAAGGTAGACGAGTTCACAGTATATATTTAGACTTTGTAAGTGCAGAAGATTTGGAAGAGGTTTTTATTTGGAACTTTGATATACCAAAAGAAGAATTAAAAACTTATATTAATGATTTACTAAGTTGTTTAAATGAGGAAGAGCAAAAACTTATCACTTTACGTTTCTATGAAGACAAAACATTCAGAGATATGGAAGAAGAATTTCCATTTACTTTTCAGGCCGCACACAAGAAATATCAGAAAGCTCTAGAAAAATTGAGAGAGCGCGCTGAATACCTAAAAAACCAACCAAGACTCGAATTTTAAGTTTTAGTTGACACCCGCCTATATATATAGAGATCCCCTTTATTTAACAGTAGAAGTGTAAGTAGAGTCAGGGCTGGCTCTACTATTATTTTCTTGGAGGTGGTATGTCCAAAGACAAGGACAAGGTCGTCACTAAAAATGCGCGCTCTAAACTTGGAAAGGAAAAGTATGATGAGATAATAGAAAAAGACTGGAAGAAAGCCAAGATACCAGTTAACTACGAAAAGCGTAGAGGCCGCGACGGTCGAAAGTTAAATAAGAAATCTTTAGAAAATTTGCCCCAATATCGCGATCGAACAAAGAAGGAAAAAGAGATTGCAATGGGACAGTTGCGTTTTAAAGAGAAGAAAAGTAAGGAAGAACCACAAGAAGAAGTATATCAAAAAAATGATAGGCAACACGCTTTATTAGATAGAATATTAAACTCAATTCCTTTAGATAGTGTTTTCGAAGACGAAGAAGTGACCGTATTTAAACAACTTTTAGAGACGTATCTCAAAGATTTCGAAGAGGAAGAACTATCAGCTTTAGATATAGATGATATTATCTCGCTTGCTATGAATAGAGTTCAAGAAGTGAGACTCCTTACATATGGTAAAGAAACCCCCTCCAAATTAATAGACGCATCACAAACCATCGAAAGATTAAGAAAAAATACAGAAAAATTAAAAGACAGCTTAGCTGCACGTAGAAAAGACCGTGTAAAGAACTTTGGTAGAGATGGTTTATCTGTGGTAGATCTTGTTGTAATGTACGAGAAAAAAAGAAAAGAAGCTTTGGAAGAAAAGACGCGAGCAATGTTACGCGAAGAAGAGCAGTTTTTAGAAGAGCGAACTGATTCTGGAAATAGAGATGATCCTGACGCACAAAACTTAGATGAGATAAGGTAGGAGGTAGTTTGGCTGTAGAGGTTCGAGAATCTTTAATACTTGAAGGTATGGACTTAATAGAATATTATAGGAGTGATCCGATCACAGCTGCTTATGATCTTCTTGGTGTCAAGCTTGCGCCTGTTCAACGTATTGTTCTACGTGATCTTTGGTTTAAGAACTTCAGCATCTTCGTGGCTGGCCGTGGTTGTGGGAAGACTTTTCTTTTATCAGTTATAGCTGTGCTTAGTTGTATGCTTTATCCGTCCTACCGTGTTGGTTTGATTGGTCCTGTTTTTCGTCAGGCAAAAAACATCTTTGGAGAGGTTGAACGGTTGTACCAGAGATCGTCCATTTTTCGCGACTGTACGGAGAAAAGACCAACTAGAGGCTCAGATACATGTTACGTAAGATTTAAAGGCACAGAGGCTCCTGGCAGCCATATAGAGGCACTCCCGCTCGGTACAGATGGTAGTAAGATTCGTGGTTCTCGTTTTTTTACTATTTGCGCGGATGAGTTCGCCCAGATTCCTGACACCATCTTTAATACGGTTATTAAACCGATGGCAGCTACCACACGAGACCCCATGGAGAATGTTGAAAAGATCCGTCGGCAAGAAGAGTTGGTCCGTAGGGGTATTTTAACGGCTGAAGATATTGTCGATGACTCATCGGTTAACAAAATATTGATGGCATCTTCTGGTTTTTACAAGTTCAACCACATGTGGACAAGAATGAAGGCCTACTGGAAGAAGATGGATGAGGGCGATGAAAAGTATTGTGTTCATCAGATTCCTTATTGGGATATGCCAAAAGGCTTTCTTGACATGGACAACATTGAGGAAGCAAAAGCTTCAATGTCCATTGCAGAGTTTCAAACAGAGTATGAAGCTAAAATGGTGTCAGATAGTGATGGGCTATTTAAGGCCTCGCTTTTAGAGGCATGTAGTAGATCAGGCCACACAATACAATTAAAAGGTGAGCTTGGCAGACAATATATTCTTGGCGTGGATACTGCTAAGAAGCAAGACTGTTTCGCTGTAGTGGTTGTTGAATTTGGAAGTCCGAATAGAATAGTTCATGTAGTAGAAAAAGAAAAGATGCCTTTCCCAGAGCAAGCATTATTTATTCATAAACTATGTAAACAATTTAATGTGATACGTATTTTTATGGATAGATTTGGCGGCGGCGAGCCGCTAAAAGACATCCTTGCTTTAGGTCTTGAAAATAATGAACCTATACT